TTCGTCGCCGTCGCCTGCCGCACTTCCATGATCGGCTGGCCCGCCGTGTTGGGCAGCGCATAGCCGATGGTTTTGGTCAGCGCGCCGATGGCGAATCGGATTGACTCGATGGCCTCGATCAGTTCACCGTATGCGGCCATCGGCATCGGGTTGGCATCAGAGACATCGACCGCAATCTTGTCGTCGTCAGGCCCGCTCACGGTGGCAAGCCCGGCGACTTGCAAATGCGCCAGCTCACCGGAATACGAGACCTCGCGCGTAGCGACTTTTGCGCCGGCACCCGGTGTGTACCCTACGTTGTCGGTTCCCATGATCGTCGATCAGTTCTGGAAGCGCACGGTAGACAGCGCCAACGAGAACGTGGCGCCCGTCGAGGTCACGTCCGAGCCGAAGTCGTTTACCGCCACCAGCTCGTCCGCGCTCGCCGCGCCGCCGCGGCTCTTGTAGTACACGGCTTTCCGCGCGGTGATCGTTGAGGTCGGCCACGACACCGCGCCGAGCGTGATGTCCAGGCGATCGTTTGTCGTGTCTTTCGTCACCGTGATCGTCGAAGTCGTGCCGCCGGCGGTGTAGCCCGTGCCGCTGACCTCGTTCGTCACGTCGGACCGCTTGAGGTGCGTGTCCTTGTTCTCGGAGTACGCGCTGGTGGTCAGCAGGACGCGGAAGGTGTCCGTGTCCATGTCGATCGCACCGCGAGCCAGGTCTTCAAGGAAGCTGTTGTAGATCAGGGAGGGCATCTAGTGCTCCTGGGTGTTCTGTGGGAGCGTCATCGCGTAGGCGACGGCTTCCGGGTCGGCATCGACCATGCTCGATGCGCTGTAGCTCGCCAGCAGGTCGGGCGAAATCTCGGCCACGTCGTTGACGCGCCCGATGGCGCAGTCCACCAGCACCCGAACCGCCACCGCGCTGAGCGCTGCGTCCTTGTTCTTGGGCATGTGCCGCTCCTGCATTCAGGAAACCGGGGCCGCCGCGCGCTGCCAGCGGCCCCTGCCTGCGAGTGATGAGTGCCGATCAGCTTGCCGAGTTCTGCAGCAGGCGGATCGGGTTGGTGCCCGAATCGACGATGCGGCCGTCGACTCGCTGGTAGCCGAAGAACGCGACCTGCAGCGCATCGGCGAACCGCTCGTTCAGGCGCACGACCTGCGTCCCCTGCACTTCACGGATGAAGTACTTGGAGAAGTCGCCGAACGCGATGGAGCGCGCGTTGGCGGCCGGGACCGGCATGTCCTGGTTGATGACGATGCGGTAGCCCATCATGGTGTCCGGAGCGCCGCCGACCGCATCGCTGCCGATGGTGTAGCCGGGGACGAACAGCGGGCGGTTCTGCGAGTCGAGGATCAAGCGAACCTGACGCAGCGCGGTGTCGCTCAGCATCCAGCGGCACGACGGGCTGCGGCGGTACGCCGGGTCCACCGAATGCTCCACCGTCACCAAGCTGGTGTAGTTGTAGCCGGCGACGTTGCCCGCACCCGTCGGCTGCGTGTGTCCGATGGTCAGGCCGACCGACGCGTTCGCGATGCCCTGCGGCTGCGCGGCCGCGCCGGTGCCAAGCGTGAAGTGGTTGTTCTCGATCCGCGCAAGGCGGGTGCCCAGCGTGGTGGCGAGCCATGCGCTCATGTCGAACGCGGTGTCTTGCAGCAGCTGGTAGCTGACCGGCACCATGCCCGACGTGTACATGAACGCGCGCAGAATCACTTGACCGAAGGTGACATCAAGGTTGCTCTGCGCGGTGTTCTCCGCGATGATCGAGCCGCTGTTGCCGGTGTCGTTGTTCGTCGGCATCGGCATATCTGCGCCGCTCGCGGTGGTGATCACCGTTGCAACCTCGCGCATGCCGCCATAGGCACGCATGGCGGTGTCGAGCATTGCCAGGAACTCCTGCGGGACGGTGAAGCCACCGGCCGCGCCCGTGCCGACGCCCGCACCCTGAACCGGCGCCATGCGCTGACGCGCGATGACCTGCTGCTCCGGGGTCAGGTTCTGCATGCCGTCGCGCATCCAGTTGCGGAACACGGCCATCTCGCTTTCGGCCTGGTCCTGCGCGCGCTGGTCGCTGATGCTGGCATCGCCCGCACGCTGGTCGAGCGATGCGCTGACCGCGTCGGCGACTTTCAGCGCCTTTTCGATGCGGCCGATTTCGGCGTCGATCTTGTCGATGCCTTGCAGGGCGTTGTCGTAGTTCGCGGTGCAGTCCGCGGTCCACTTGTCGCCGGGGTTTTCGTCCACCAGGCGGCGCAGGTCAGACCCGATCTGCGCGCGCGTGGCCCTGAGTTCCTGAAGCCGCTTGCTTTGGGACATGGATATCTCCGTGTAAACGCAAAAAGCCCGCGCGCGGCGGGCACTACCCCCGAAAATGGGAGGTTCTGTTGTCGAGGCGTCAGACGCCTCGGGTGATCAGTTCGGTCATGCGCGCGGCCCGCAGTGATGCCTGCAGCAGCTCGCGGGCCTTGCCCTCATCGGTGGCAGCCGGCCGCGCCGGGGCGTTGTCGTAGGCCGAGAAGTTCCACAGGCTCGCGTCGGCTGCGGCGCCCGTGGCGATGCGATCGGCCAGGCCGGCCTCGACCGCTTCTTCAGCCGAAAACCACGTCTCGGCCTGCATGTACTCGGTCCATTTCTTCTTGTCGCCACCGGCACGCGCCGCGTACTGGCCGGCGATGCTGTCGTCGATCTTCTCGAGCATGGCCGCAATCTCGAGCATGTCGGTTCCGTTGCCCATCGCGATCGTCCACGCCTGGTGGATCATCACGAAGCCGCCGGGTGCGATCTCGACTTCATCGGCTGCGGACATGATCACGCTTGCCGCACTGGCCGCAACGCCATCGACGTGGGCCACGATCTTCGCCTTCGACTCCCGCATGGCCTGCGCGATTGCTTGCGCTGCAAACACGTCGCCGCCGGGGCTGTTGATGCGCATGTGGATCGTGCCCACATCGAGGCCGGCAAGGGTCGGCACCATCGACTGCGCGGCAACGCCGCCCCAATGCTCGGCGGTCTGCTCGTCGGACACGATCGCGTCGTACAGGTAGATGGTCGCCTCGGAGGCGTCCGCAGCCTTGACCACGTCCGCGCGCCGGCCCGCAGCCGCGCGGTTGTCACGCAGCAGTTGCAGGATTCGATGCTTCATCGGGCATTGCTCCGTTCAGTGTGTCGCCGCCGTCGATCGGCGCGAGGTTTTCCATGCGGCGGACTTCGTTCACTGTCATCCAGCCCGGCTCGCCAGCGCGACCGAGCGCGACCCGGTACGAATCGTTCCGGGTCTTGGTGTCGCCGCGCTCGAGGCCGGCCACGTTGAACTCGAGGAAGTTCGCGGCCCGCGTCGGCCACAGCTTGCGGTTCAGTTCCTGCTCGATCTTCACCAGATGGCGCTGCAGGGTGAACTTCAGGAAGCCGCGGCCCATGTTCTCGACGCCGCTGCCGAAGCTGGTGGTCTTGTCGGTGTGCCCAACCATGAACGGCGGCACCCCGTAGATGCGGCAGATGTCCTCGACCTGGAACTGCCGGGTCGCGATCAAGGCCGAATCCTCGGCGGTCATGGTCAACTTTTCCATCTCGATCCCGCCCGTCAGGACGGCGGTCTTGAATGCGTTCTGGCTTCCGCCGTGGCGCTGGTCGAACGTGGTGCGGATGACGTCGATCTGGTCTTTCGTCAGGACGCCGGGCACTTTCAGGGCCAGATTCGGGGCGGCGCCGTGGGCGAAGAATGATTCGCTGAACTCGTCGGCCGAGATGGCGATTCGCATGGCCCGGCTTCCGGCGTAGCGCACCGGGGACATGCCGCGCTTTCCGTCGAAGCCCATCGCCGGGACGTGGATCATGTCGGCCGCCAGCACGCGCCGCGGGCCGATGCCGTCGTCGGTGGTGCGGATGTCGTAGACCAGATCGCCGTCTTCGAGGCGGTGAACCATCACATGGTCAGGGTTGATCGGCAGGAAGGCGCTGACGCTGGATGCGCGAAAGCCGGGGCGCAGGATCTGCGCGAACATGTCGCCGTGCAGGAAGTAGGCCGAGGCCATGTACTCCCAGAACACCGCCGCCGACATAGTTTGATAGGGTTCTTCGTTGAGCAGCCACCACACCTCGGACTGCACCCGCTCGCGCTCGAGGCCCGTGCGCCGGTACTGCTGGATCGGCAGCGAGGCAATGGCGCCGGCCAGCAGCGACACGCAGGAATAGACCGCACTGATGGACATCGCCGAGCGCGGGCTGACCGTGCGCCCGGTCGGACCCGGCATGCCGCCCAGCGCCTCGGCCAGTTCTTTCTGCGTGATCGGGCCGCTGCCGCTGTCCAGGCCCGAGTTCATAATGCCCGCGCGCCGGGCTGCGTTCTGCTCGCGCAGCGCAGGCATGGCCGCAGCCAGCACGGTCGAGTGCTTCTGCGCCACGCTCGCTTCGTTGTACCAGCTCACAGGAAGAATACGCCGGGCATCACTGCCGCGGCTTCCTGCTTCGTATCGGCCGCGCCGAATGCCATCGAGAGAGCCACCATACCGTCGATCCTCCCCGTGGCCTTGTGCTTGTCGAGCTTCCGATTGCCGGCGGCGTCTTTCACGATCACAGCGTTCGCCGCGCACATCGTCATCACCGGATGCCCGCCGTGCGCAATGCGCCCGTTCAGCAGCTCGGCCTCCAGCGCATCAATCGCCGGAGACATGTCCTTGAACCCTTGACCGAACGGCGTCAGCGGCAGACTCACGCCGAGCTTGTCCAGTTCCTTCTGCAGCAGGTCGATGCGCCAGCGGTCATAGGCCACGGCGCGCACATCCAGCCCGGCAAAGATCGCGGCCATGTCCTGCGAGACGTATTCGTAGTCGACCGTAGCGCCTGGCGTCGTGTGCAGGTAGCCCTGCTTCGCCCAGACGTCGTAGGGCGATCGGTCCCGCTTCGCCCGCTCGAGCAGCCCACCCTCCGGCGTCCAGAAGTGCGGCCGCACGCACCAGTTGCCGGCCACCTTGCCCACAATCACAAGCGCGGTCAGGTCGGTCCGCGCCGACAGATCCAGCCCGGCCCAGACCGGCGCAGCTCCGAAGTCCAGCACCGGGGCGGCGCAGGACAGCCACACGTCGCGCGACACGAACGGCGAGACCGTCGACACGCGCTGATTCAGGCACAGGTTGCGGAAGGTGTTCTCGGCCGTGGGCATGCGCTCGGCCTTGCGCGCCTGCTCGCGCAGATCGTCCAGTGATCGGAACAGCCCGAGCGCCGGGTTTGCCGCCTGCCATGCGGCCTCGTCCATCAGCCCGCAGTCGGCAGGCGCTGCGTACACATGCGACACGATGCGCGGGTCTGCGCTGTTCTTCGCATCGTCCAGCCACACCGAGAACAGGTCCGCGTCGTTCGCGGCCTGGGTACTGATCGCCACCATCAGCGGGTCGGCATGCGCGCCCTGCGCCGTGGTGATAGCGTCGATGAAATCATCTTGCGGGCCTCTGACCTGCCCGACTTCGTCGAGGATCGCCAGCGCAGGCGACAGGCCGTGCGCCGTCTTGCCCTCTGCCGACAGCGCCCGGTATTCGACGTTCATGGGCAGCCCGATCAGGCGCTTGCCCGAGGGCACAACGCGCACGATGCCGGCCAGCTCGGGCGACAGCTGCACCATCTTCGATGCGTAGTTGAAAACCTGCGAGGCTTGCTCGCGGGACCGGGCGCCGGAAATAATCTGCGAGTTGCGCCGCGCCTCGGGGCCAACCAGGTGGGCCAGCATGATGCCGGCGATCAGCGCCGTCTTGCCGTTCTTCCGGG